TCTCGCCGTTGATCTGCACCGGCTGGCCCACGCCGCCGGTCACGAACCCGACCGCGGGAAAGCTCGCGGTCGAGGTGAGGTTGATCACCGTGTCGTTCGCGGTCCCGGCCGCAGACGTCGTCGTATTGACAAGTGCCATGTTCGTCGTCCTCCTTTACGAGAAAATCCGCAGCGCGAAGTACGGCAGTACGGGCGCTACGCCGACGATGCAATCGATTCTGCTCGGAAGCTGATCCGTCTGGATGTTGTACTGCTCCACGAACCGCATCGAGAGCTGCGCCGCCTTGTCGTTGATGCGCTTGCTGACCGCGCCGGGCAGGTTCGCTTTCAGATCCGCCATGACGAAGGCGAACGCCGCCGGGTTGAACATCAGCGACTGCTTTGAGCGGGTCGCGGTCATCGTCGCCGCCACCGTGCCGGTTGCGCCGAGCCAGGTCACCGCCGCGAGATTCGCCGGCGAGGCGGTCACGGTCTGCAGCGGGCCGGAGGTGATGATCGGCGGCGAGATGGTGAAGGTGCCCGTCGTCGTGCCGGCGAGATTCGCCACCAGCACGAACTGCTGCAGGTCGCCGGTGTCGTTATAGGAGACCGGGTTGACCGCGTTCACGCCGTCAATCGTGAAGATGTCGCCCGCGACCATCGCGTAGGTGCCCATGCCGGAGAGCGCCAGGCTCGAGCCGGTCTGCGACGCGCCCGCGACGACCGGGGTCGCCGTGGTAAACGTGCCGGTGGTGAAGACCGGCATGTTGGGATCCCAGTACCACTCGTCCGCGCCGAGGGCCGGCCCCGAGAACTGCCCCGAGCGGAAGTACTTGCTGATCTGCGCCTGCGGGTTGAAGAGCGCGAAATTCGCGGCCAGCAGACGCGACTGCGACTTCGGGTCGAGGACGACGACCAGGTCCTGCGGCACGCCGACGTTGCGCAACTTCGCGATCCCGTCGGTGTAGGTCGTGTCGTCACTGATCGGAATGCCCGGCGTCCCGATGGCGTAATAGACGCTCTTGTAGACTTCGGCCCCGGCAATCACGTCGGCCTTGTTGCCGAGCGCCACGCCCGCCGGATTGGTATAGCGTTCCTGCACTTCTTCGACGACGAGGTTGTCGTCGGCCGAGGACCAGCCCATGCCCACCTGGAACTGGTGGTTGAGCGTGATCGGCACGGTCTGGTTGAGGATCGGCTGCGTGACGAGCGCCTGGCCTTCGTTCACGACCCACCGCTGTTGAATGCGGGCCTGGACGGTGTAGCCGATCTGTGCGCCCTGTGGTTTGTTCTCCCAGGAATTATCCCAGGAGCGATCGAACTGGCCGACCAACTTGATGTTGTTCTTCCAGTTGACCGCGACGTCTTTCGTGACCCACGTCGGGGTAATGAAGGTATTCATGCTCCGCGTCCTTGCGGCGCACGATCAGCGGCGCAAGCGACTCAGCGGCGGCTGTGGCGGGGCACGAAATAGGATTCGTGGTCCGACAGCGAGCTGTCGTCGCCGGGCACATCGGTCGTACGCAACGTGGAGGCGGTCCGCACTGGAGTGGGCGGCCGTATCACCGGTGAAGGCGAAGGTCCGGGGGCTGCTCCAGTCGTGACAGCCGCGCCGGAAGGTGGTGAATTCGAGAGGCGTTGCCCGAGCAACGTAAGCTCCTCGACTTGATCCAGCATCGGCAGCGCGAGCAGCCGCTGGACTTCGCCGGGAGACTTATGGAGATGGTATAGCACATCCGGCCCGCTCTTGTGTTCTAAAATCCACGCATCGATCAGCGAGCCTTGCGGAATCGGCGTCTCGGTTTGCAGCGCCACCTGGACGAAATCGGGATATTTCGCGCGCGCGACGCCGACGCGCTGCTCCCACGTCTGCTGCAGGCGGATCTGTTCCTGCTGCTGCGCTTGCTGGCGCTGCCACGCGCTATGCCGTTCGGTCGTCTCACGAATCGCATCACGGGATTCCCACCGCGCCTGCGCCTTCACGTACTTGCTGTAGTCGTCGAATTGATCGGGCGTCGGTTCGGGGTCGTCCTTCGCGGCGGGTACCGGACTGAACTGCTGCGGCGGCGCTGGCGGACGCGCCGGCGGCTGGCTCTGCGGCGGCGGCGTCTGGCCGGGGGCTTTGAGGCGTGCGTTCTCGGCTTCGGTTTCCCGCAGGCGGCGCGTCAGTTCGGCGATGCGCGGGACATCCCCGGCCCCGGCGCGTTGACTTTTCGCCCGGTGGCGCGGCTTGAAGCGCCCGGTGGTTTCGTCGCGCTCCTCGAACGTCGTTTCGTGTTCGTCGAGACTGCCGGCGGCGGGGGGATCGGCGGCGGTGGTCGGGGCCTCTTCGCGCAGGCCGGGCGCGGAGCGGGCGACGTCGGGATCGGGATGGATCGACTGTTCGATCAGGGTGGCGTTGGATTCGGCGGGAGCGTTCAGATCATCGGCCATAAGAGCTTCAGAACATCCTTGGACGCGCTACGACGATGCCGGCGATCCGCGCTCGGAGGCCACGCGTTTGTCCGCCTCGTAATCCGCGACATCTGCCAGACGCGCCACCAGCATCGCGTCGGCGACGGCATAGGCGAACCGCGCGCCCTTGATCATCGCAGCCCCGAGGCCGACGTGCGGCCAGCGGTCGATCCCGACGAGCACCTGCCCGGCGAAGTAATCACGCAGCGTCATCTCCGTCCCGCCGTCGTTCCGGGCGGATGCCGGATCGACCAGTGCCGCCAACGCGTGGTCTTCAGGCGGACGATGACCCGCCTCGTCGCAGCGCGCCTGATCGTCGTCGTCCGTCTCGTCGCTCATGCCGCCTCATCCCCGCCCGACTCGGTGTCGATCTCGACTTTCGCATCGGTGACATCGAAGAAGGTTTCTTCGCCGTCGCTCTGCACGATCGTCATCTGCCCGTGATCGAATTCCACCACGCGGGCGCTGTAGAGGGTCGCCCGGTGCGGCGTCTCGACGCGCGTGACGCGGACGTTCATGCCGTCACCCCGTTCCGTAGCCCCGATCGCACGGGCGACTCCCGGCCTTGATGATGTGGCAGATCACGCGCCGGTCACAGTCGCGGCATTGGCGGCCGTGTCGCAGCCGCGATGTCAGCCGCCACAGCCACCATCGGAACATCACGCGCCTGCTCCCGGCTCCACCGGCGGCGGTTGCAGCGCCGCGGCCTGCTGCTGCTGCTCGAGACTCTGCTGATGCCCCAGCTGCGCCATCGCGGCATCATGCTGCCGCTGCGCCTCGGCATCGTCCGCACTCTGCGCCCCGTCGGCCGCCGCCATGCCAGCTTCGTGCTGCTGGCCGGCCGTGGCGATCTGTGCCGCGTGCTGGCGTTCCAAGTCCGCCTGCTGCGCATCCTGCTGTTGCAGTCCGACCCGTGCCCGTTCGTCGAGGAAGAGCTGCATGCGGTCCATCTTCGCGCCCAGCTCGGCGACGGCGAGCTTGGTCTCGCGGTCCGCCGCCGCCGTGCGTTCCTTGCTCGCCAGTTCCGCCTGCGCGATCTGCACCTTGGTGTGCGCATCGCCCGCCGCGATCTGCAGCTTGGTGTCGTTCTCGGCTTTTTTCGTCGCCAGTTCCTGCTGCATCGCCTGCATGGCCTGCTCGGCCTGCTGGATCTGCCCCTTCATCTGCGCCAGTTGCTGCGTCACCTCCGGCGGCAAATCCGCGCCCTGGTCTTTCGCCTGCAGCATCTGCTGGATCGGCGGCGCCAGCATGACTTTCGCGCGCTCGGCCATTTCCTGATGGCCGGGGCCGTCCTGGTGCTTGAAGAAGAGATCCCCGAACCACGTCATCAGGACCGGACTGACGCTCAAGAGATCCCCGATGATCGAGGCTTCCTGTTCGCGGCGCGAGTCGTAGCCGCGCGTCACTTTCACGATGACGTTGAAATTGGCGTCCGGGGTCAGCGTGTACTGCTTGACCTTCTTCGGCGCGGGCGGTTGGCCCGGCATCCCCGGCATCCCCGGCATCGGCGGCGGCTGGCCGGGCATCGGTGGCATCCCTGGCGGCGGGCCGGACGGCGGAATCCCGCCACTGGGCGGCGGCATGCCCGGCATCCCGAGGGCGGGCGGCATCGGCGGCAGTTGGGACGGCGGCTGCTGCTCGGCGCCCCCGGCATTGGGCGCGGGGCCGATCCGCACCGTCTGCGCGTCCCCTTCGCCGCTCATGATCCGCACGAGACGCCCCGGCGTCTTGCCGTAAATCGGATACAGCAGATTGTTGAGGATCTGCCCCTCGTAGCGGATCGAGCGTCGCAGGTTGTCGAGGAAGTTACTCGTCCCCTGCTCGCTCGACTGCCGCAGTTCCTGGAGGGCCTTACCGCTTTTGAGTTTCGCGTCCGTGTTGCGCCCGACCCGCGATTCGGGCACCCCGGTCGTCGACTGGATCGCCTGGTCGAACATCTCGATCGCGCCGAAGATGGCGCCGACGTCGGTCCCGGTCGGCGTGCGCGTCGGGCGCTCGAGCGGTTGCCCATTCACCGAGAGGTTGTTGTAAGGCAAATAGGGGAGCGCGCGGGTATTCGACTGTTGATACCACTGCTCGAACCCTTCGACCTGCTCCGGCGTGACCTGCCACGGCGGAATCGGCGAGAGGCCGATCGTTTCCACCCCTTTACTGACCAGCGCGTTGAAGGCTTCCTGACTGTGCCGGCCGGGGCGGACCATCCCTTCGGCGCGCCGCTCCTGGTCGTAGGGCTGCAATTCTTCGCCGAGGACTTTCACGATCGGCAGGTCCGGGCCTTCCCAGTCGGTCTCCTCGAGAATCTGCGCGCCGTCGAGTTTGCAGACCTTGATGGTTTTCTGGATGACCTCGCGCTTATCCACGATCGCGTCCTCGGGCGTGCCCGCTTTCAGCTCGTCCTCCCAGCCGCTCGAGCCGTCTTTCATGAGGAGCAGCGTGCGGATGGTGCGCTCGGTATACCAGTACTGGACGACGCGGCAGGACTTGGTCTTTTCCTTGGTCGTGAACCAGTCGGGATACTCGTCGCCGAGCGCGCGGAAGTCTTCGTCGTCGCACGAACAGAGCTGATTCGCCTTGCCGGCCACGGTGGGGAATTCCGCTTTGTACTGCGCCCACGCCATGTCGGTGCCGATGAAGCCCCACTCCGCATCCGAGCCGTCGGGCTGTTCGTGCGCCGGGTCGAGACTGACACTCGCCTGGTTGTAGATCCGGTGCAGATAGACTTCCTTGTCCCACGATTTGCCGGGGAGGAAGCGCACGAGCACCGCGTAGTAGCCGGTCCCGGCAATGGTCGAACGGGTGAAGGCCCAGGTGCGCGCGTCGGCCGCTTCGCTGCTGCGCTGAATGCGGCGCGCCAGCCCTTCGCGCAGTTCGATCTCCGTGTCGTCGAGCGGCCCGACCAGTTGCTCGAAATCGTCGGCAGGGACCAGCTCGATCCCCATGTCGCTTTGCCGTTCCTGATTCAGCACCTGCCGCACCGGTTCGCGCAGCTTGTTGACGACGTAACAGGGGCGCGCCGGAATCGGCGGCATCCCGCCGGTGGCATTCTGGCCGCGGCGGGCTTGCTGGGCGTCGTCGCTCCACTGGTCGCCGGCGTAGAAACGCAAGTCCTCGAGCTCGCGCTGGCGCTGCGCGTTGGTCGCGTCCTGGGCTTGGGTAAAGCGGTCTTTGGCGAGGTCGAGCAGGGCTTCGTGGGCTTTGGACAGTTTGACCCGGCCGTGGCGGGACTCGGTGGGGCGGCCGCGTTTCGCCATCAGCGGCGGCCCCTGAACAGCCAGCGGACGCGGCCGAGGAAGGTCAGGCAGGCGCGCTCGTGAGCGATGTAAGCCTCGCGCAACATGGTGTGCTCCTGCGCCAGTCCGGCGACTTGTTGCACGATCCCGGCAAGTTGCCCGTCCGTGAGCCGTCCCCACTCGTTGAACTGGCGCAGCGCGGTGACCTGATCCGCCGGACTGACCCACACGTCGCGCGGCGGGTCATAGACGCCTCGCTCCAGCTGGTCGAGCCGCTGATGCGCGAGGCCGACGCTGTTGGCGACCCTGGCGATGTTGGCTTGCGTCTCGCCGAGCGTGTCGAGCGCCTCGACGCCGATGGTGCGCCGCAAGTCCCGCCGCAGCGCCTTGACCGTGGACTGACTCATCGTGGCCGCTCGTAATACAGCACCAAGCCGACGACGGCGAGCCACCCGGCCGCGCCCCAGATCGCGACGAATAGGAGACTCATCGCTGCCGCCGTTCCGTGCGCGTGATGGCCGCGCGTGCCCGTCTGAGCGTCGCCAGGTCCTGGCCGTCGAGGGCGTCGATATGCTCGGCCGTCGCGCGGATGGGGTCGCCGGATTCAGGGGTGTAGATCGTCGTGCCGCACGTCCCGCAGACCGCCACCGGGCCGATCAGGGCGGCGGGGACGGTGGTCGTGTCGCAGGCTGGACAGAGGAGGGCGTCCACGCGCAGTCAGAGCGTAGCACTTTACGACACGAAGTGCTGGGGTATTTCGCGGGCTTCAGAAAGAACACCGCTTTGACGCGCGACGGACTCTGCGGCTAGCTGGTGTAGTGGGTCGGCACCGGCGCCCAGCCCTTCCGCTTCGGCTCGACCGGCACCTGATGCCGCACCGCCAACCCGCGAAACCCGTCCGCCCCGTGACTGGCCCAGTCGTGCACCGGCGTCGCCTTGAATTCGTGCAACCGCTCGTTGTAGTCCCGCCGGTAGTGCATCAGGGCTTCGATCCCCGCCTGACACTTGCCCGC